GAATTTAACCAAGTAACAGCCGCAGTTGTAGGTAACGCAACTACAGCAACAACATTACAGACAGCAAGAAATATAAACGGTGTATCATTTAATGGTGGTGCTGACATCACATTAGATCTAGATGATATTCAAGAAGCACAATCCACACCAACAAACTTATTCTATACTAATGAGAGAGTAGATGACAGAGTAGCAGTTTTACTTACAGGTGGTAATGGTATAAACAAACAATATGATGATGCTTCCGACTCACTTACATTATCTGTAGACTTTACAGAATTTACAACTGATGATGTTGTAGAAGGATCAACAGATTTATACTTTACTAATAGTAGAGCAAGAGCTGCTGTATCAGTAACAGACGCAGGAGGAGATGGTAGTCTAGCATTTGATAATAGCACTGGTGTATTCACATACACAGGTCCTAGTGCTGCTGAAGTAAGAGCACATGTATCAGTCACTGACTTAGGTGGTGACGGATCTATGTCATATGACAGTGGAACTGGCGTTATAACATACACAGGTCCTAGTCCTCTAGAGACCAGACAACATCTAAGTGGTGGTACAGGTGTATCTTATAACTCCGCATCAGGTGTAATTGCTATAGGTCAGGCAGTTGCTACTAACTCTGACGTTACCTTTGGTGAGGTAACTATTGGTGCTAGTGGTACAAGAAACCTACTTATACAGAACACTGACAACGTAGGTACAGTAGACACAGTTGCTAACATCACATTCAAGCACAGTGGTATTGACTTTACCTCTGATAGTATTGTTGCTGATGGTAATGACCTAGGACACATTGACTTTAGAAACAATGGTGGTTCTAAGATAGCAGCTTTTGGATTTAGAAAGAGAAATACAGAAGGAAGCAAATTAGTATTTGAAGTTGACGCAAATAATAACGGTACACCTAACCTAGAAGTAGGTGACACAAACTTATGTCTTGAGTCTAGTTACATCAAACTGACTGCTGCTACAACTAAGGTGATTGGTGCATCACTCACAGTAGAGTTAGATGATGCATCAGAGAACGCAGGTCCTGATCTTATTATTCAAAGAGACAGTGCTAGTGCGGCTACTAATGACTTACTTGGTGCTGTTAAGTTCCACGGTAGAAATACAAGTAACGGTGCTGACGTAGAGTTTGGTAAGATACAATCCAAGATACACTTTGATACTGAAGGATCTGAGAGAGGACTATTAAACTTCTCAGTTATAGACGCAGGATCAGAAGTCAAGACTATGACACTACGTGGTGGTCTAGTCGGTCTTAATATAGAGGAACCCGCAGGACAGTTACACGTCAAAGGTAGTGACACAACTGACCAGATCATTATTGAGAACACAACTAACAGTTCTACTACTGCTCCTGACCTTGTATTATACAAGTCAGGTACTATCGGTATTGGACATCAACCAGGTAGAATTGACTTCAGAGGTAGAAATGCTAATGATGATGCTAACGTTACCTATGCAGGTATCTTTGCTGAGGTTACTGGTACATCAAACCTAGCAGAGAACGGAGCACTTAAGTTCTTTACCGTACAATCTGGTACACTATCTGAAGCCGCAAGAATTACTGAGTCAGGTCACTATAAGTTACAGCAAGATAAAGGTATTGACTTTAGTAACCAGACATCATTACCTGGCAAGACATATCAGATTCTTGATCACTATGAAGAAGGTTTCTATGATGCTACACCAGAGTTCCAGTCAACAATCAGAGCTGGTATGACAACTACATCTACTGGTTACTACACTAAGGTAGGTAGAATGGTACATGTACATGCTAAGGTTACAGTTAACATTCAAGACGCATCATTGATTGGTGGTGTTCTTAAGTTCCCAATTCCATTCCAACCCGCACTATCACATAGTGACGCACCAGTACAGACAGTAGTAATGGATACATCATCCACACACTTCTTGAACACAGGACAAGCAATATTCCTAGACGACAGTAAAGATATGGTAGTAGCACATGCAGGATCTCAGAATCAGTGGATGGTACTCCAGATACGTAACGCTGATTATAAGAGATCCAGTGTCATCACCGCAGGAAACTGTGCGATTGGTACCGCTGCGTTATTCCTAGACTTTACTTATAGAGCTTCCTCATAATGTCATCAGCCCAAGACTTCTATCTTGGTAACCCCAACCTTAAAAAGGTTGGAACTGAAATTGAATTTACTCAAGACCAGATCCAAGAATACCTAAAATGCAAAGACGATCCTGTCTACTTTGCTATGAATTACATCAAGATTATATCTCTTGATGAGGGTATAGTTCCATTCAAGATGTGGGACTTTCAACAGGAACTGATTAAGAACTTTCACGAGAACAGGTTTAATATAGCAAAACTTCCTAGACAGACTGGTAAGTCCACTACGTGTGTGTCTTACCTTTTACATTATGCATTGTTCAATGACAATGTGAATATAGGTATCCTAGCAAACAAGCTATCCACTGCTAGAGATCTACTCGGAAGACTACAACTTGCCTATGAACAACTCCCACTCTGGATGCAACAGGGAATCATAGCATGGAACAAGGGTAGCATGGAGTTAGAAAATGGATCAAAGATTCTCGCTGCATCTACTTCAGCATCTGCTGTCAGAGGTATGTCGTTTAACATCATCTTCCTCGATGAGTTTGCGTTTATACCTAACCATATTGCAGAACAATTCTTTAGTTCCGTTTATCCTACTATTACTTCTGGTACATCCACAAAAGTCATCATTATTTCGACGCCAAATGGAATGAACCATTTCTATAAGTTATGGGTAGATGCACAGAAAGGTAGAAATGGATATGCGTGGTCTGAGGTTCACTGGTCAAAAGTGCCAGGTAGAGATGCGAAGTGGAAAGAACAAACTATTGCCAATACATCTGAGAGACAGTTTACTCAAGAGTTTGACTGTGAATTTCTTGGATCTGTTGATACATTAATTACAGCATCCAAACTTAGAACACTAACCTACGATGATGTTCTAACAACTAATGGATCTCTTGACATATATGAAAACCCAATGGACAATCATGATTACATCATATGTGTAGATGTATCTCGTGGTTTAGCACAAGATTATTCTGCGTTTGTAGTGATAGACATTACACACGCACCGTGGAGATTAGTAGCAAAATATAGGGATAAGAATGTCAGACCTATGTTATTCCCTAATGTTATCTACAACGTTGCAACAAATTATAATAAAGCACATGTATTAATAGAAGTAAATGATATAGGAGAAGCAGTTGCTTCAAGTTTATTTTACGATATAGAATATGAAAATGTATTGATGTGTGCTATGCGTGGTAGAGCAGGGCAAATTGTTGGACAAGGATTCTCAGGTAGCAAAACACAGATGGGTGTCAAAATGAGTAAGACTGTCAAAGCACAAGGATGTTCAAACCTCAAGACACTGATAGAAGATGATAAGTTACTTGTTAAGGATTATAACATCGTAGCAGAGTTGACTACATTCATACAAAACAAACAAAGTTTTGAGGCAGATGAGGGGTATAATGATGATCTTGTAATGTGTTTAGTAATCTTTGCTTGGTTGGTACAACAGGATTATTTCAAAGAATTAACAGATCAAGACATCAGAAGAAGGATATATGAGGAGCAAAAAAACCAAATAGAACAAGACATGGCACCATTTGGTTTTATAGTAGATGGATTAGAAGATGAGACTATAGTTGACGAAAGTGGCAGTGTGTGGACTATAGATATGAACGAAGAAAACCAAGAGAAATGGAAGTTAGATGAGTATGGTGACCGCAGTTATATGTGGGACTATAAGTAAAGAAAGACCTTTTTCTAAATAATATTAGACAAAAATTAATTTATCTGACGGAGTAATCGCATGGCAAGCACGCTTCTATCTCCAGGAGTTGAGATCCAAGAAAGGGATTTAACACTTGGGTCGATTGAGACGGTTGAAGTAAACGTAGGTGCAATAGCAGGAGCATTTAGTAAAGGACCTGTTTTAACACCAGTTCGTATATCCACCGAAGCTCAACTAATTGAAATATTCGGAGAACCAGCTGAGGGCAATGCAACTAGTTGGTGGACTGCAGCAAGTTTCTTACAGTACGGTGGGGTACTAGATGTTGTTCGCGTATCGACAAGTGGGCAGTTAACAGCATCTGACGATTCTGTAACTTCTCCATATCTTCTTTCAATACCAACGAAAGATGTATATGAAGCATCTTATTACAGTGCAACAGCTAACCCATTCAAATGGGCAGCACGTGATCCTGGCGTAGAGTCAAATGCAATAAAAGTTGGTGTAATAGACAAAGGTGCTGATGTAACGTTAACCCTTGACGGTGCGTTAGGCACTACTACCGTAGGTACATTAGTACAAACTACAAGTGGTAACGCTGGCGGTGCCAAGTCAGGTTACATTTATGAATGGGACGCAGCAACTAACAAGGTTTCTCTTATTAGTTCTGACACATGGACAACTACCGATCAGATTGAAAATGGTGTTACTGACCTTAACGTGACTGCTCAAGTTGAGTGGTACGATCAACAGGAAGTATTCACTGGACTTAAGTGGTCTTCTATAGCTCCTAGACCTGGTACTTCACCTTACGTCGCAGACCGTGGTGGTGCAAACGATGAAATGCACATCGCAGTTTGGGATTCTACTGGTGCAATTACTGGTAAACCAAACACACTCCTTGAGAAACATACATATTTGTCTAAGTCAAATAACTCTAAGACATCATCTGGTTCTGTAAACTACTACCCAACAGTTATACTTGACAAGTCAAGTTACATCTATTGGGGTTCTCACGAGACAGATGTATATGATGTAAGTGCTAATCAGGGTGCTACTGGTGGTAACATTGCTGGCACAAACAATGCAGGAAATGCATCTACAGAAACATTTGATCTGTTTGCTGCTCCTAAGACTTACACTTTCCAAAAAGGTGCTGAGACATTAAGTGCAACATCAGGTGAAATTATCACTGGACTTCAAGAGTTCGCTGACACTGAGACTTTAGATATTGATTATCTACTTATGGGTCCTGGTGACGCATCAAGTAAAACTAACACACAAGCAATCGCTTCACAAGTTCTTTCAATATGTGCTTTGAGAAAAGATTGTGTTGGTTTCTTATCTCCATACAGAGGAGACGTTGTTGGAGTTACAAGTTCCACAACACAAACAAACAATGTAGTTAGTTTCTATTCTAACATGGCATCGACATCATTCGGTGTGTTTGACAATGGATGGAAATACATCTACGACAGATTTGCTGACAAGTATCGTTACGTTCCTCTTAACGGAGACGTTGCAGGATTATGTGCAAGCGTAACTGCAAACGGTACTCCATGGTTCTCTCCTGCAGGATTGAATCGTGGTGCAATTAGAGGTGCTGTAAAATTAGCATTCTCACCAACTAAATCCGAAAGAGATACATTGTATCAAAAAAGAGTCAATCCAGTAACCAGTTTACCTGGTCAAGGTATTGTTCTTTTCGGAGACAAAACTGCTCTCGCTTCACCATCTGCATTTGATCGCATCAATGTTCGTCGTCTTTTCAATGTGATAGAGAAGACAATCGGCAACGCTGCGAAGGGAGTACTTTTTGAACTCAATGACGAATTCACAAGAAACAACTTTAAGAATGTTGTTGAACCATACCTTAGAGGTGTACAAGCCGAAAGAGGTATCACTGACTTCTTAGTTATTTGTGATGACACCAATAACCCTGGTTCAGTCATTGACGCGAACGAATTTAAGGCAGATTTCTTTATCAAACCTTCACGTTCAATTAACTTTATCACACTGACTTTCATAGCAACACGTACTGGTGTTAGCTTTGAGGAAGTCGTCCCTCGCAGATAATTAACGGAGCATTTTAAAAATGGCAACCCCACTAGGTATTT